ATTCAGAAATTCCATTCTCTATTATTGCATACAACCAAACTATCACTGGATTTGCAGAGGATTTAGTTGGACTCGACACTTTGCAAAGCACAGTTAAAATGACACCAGATCTGGTAGTATCCGAAGCAACAAAATCAGTTGTAAATACGTATACTTCAATAGACACACCGCAGAAATTTTACGACATAGCAAAATCTTACCTCGTTGATAATTATGCAGGTGAAGCATCACCATTAGTGTCAAGGGATGGAAACTCCATTGATGCAGGTTCTTATGATGTGGTGGTGGACGCAAGCGCAGGTTCGGTATTTGCGATAAGTGGTAATACTTTAACAATCAAAGCCACCACATTTGTGGGTAATATAAGTACATCAGGCTCCACCACCTTATCTAATGATGCAGAAGTCATTGGTACATTTGGGGCAACCACGGTTCTTCCTTGGGAAGTAAAGAATGTGGAAGCGACCACAAGACTACAGCTTTATAATTTAACTAAGGATTCACTTGTAATTACACAGAAATTGTCTGGCACAGCAGGCACTTATGTAGATGCAAATGGTACATACGACCAAACAGAAATCGCAGAAGGAGATGTTATCAGACTGCGTTGCACTTGTGTGGTAGGGGCAGAAGCTATGTTACCTGTTGAGATAACAGGCGTTGCGACAAGCACAGGCATTACATTTGCAGTAGACCAAGTAGCAGATGAAGTATACAACGCAAATGGCATAAATGGGAGCACAGTATCCACATTAACTGCGGACTACAGCAGTCCAATGGGCGTGGATGTATCTGACGCAGACGGTACAGCAAGCGTTAAGGAAATTTATGCATTCTTTGTATATTCAACAACGACTGAAGACGGCGTAGAGGAATGGTTTGGCGGTATGCGAGCAATTGACAATGCAAACTATGAAATCATAACAGCTAATGCCGACATTAAGATACAAAATGTAGGTACTAACGCAGTCATAGTGACGAATGGCAGATTATATCGAGACGACCAAGGTTCTGTTCTGTATGCCGAGAATGGTGACAAACCAATATCTATGGATTCAGGTGCTTTAACTACGAATGTCCAACCGATGGTAGAGTCTGCTTTAAATGCGAACGCTAAAATCTCATCAATAAATAACAATGCCAAGATTATCCCTGCACTGTTATGAGCAGAGGATATATAGCTTTATTTCTAGATGTGTTGCTTATAATAGCGATGATCTTGCTTACGCAATCATGCACAGTTTCCCAATGGTATCCCGTTGGCGGAGCTGTTATTGGCGGAGCGTCAGGCTCGGTTTTAGGACCTGCCGGAGGCGGAATTGGGGCAGGTGTCGGGTATGCAGGTGGGAAGACGGCTCAAATGATGACCGAGAATGAAGAACTAAAAGAAACGGTAACAGCTCTGACTCACGGAGATGTGAGTAAACTTGTTGAAAAAGGGCTAGAATCACAGGCTAGTGGGTTTGATGAGTTTACGGGCACAATAAAAAATATACTAACGATAGCGGGATCCTGTCTGCTCGCGTACCTTTGTATACCTATCTTCCTTGCAAAAAGAACTGCAACTCGTTGCGCGAAAGAGGAAGCAAATAAACACTTAACTAGAGCACCATTCCCACCAAGACACACCGATGAAAAACATAAAACTCCTTAAAGATTATTACTACTCACTCAGCCACAGAGGTAAAATAGTCTTTGCCGTGGTTGTTTCTATAGTCGGAGGTTACATAATAAACATATTATCATGACAGACAGCACACCAATAATAGGAATGATCGGGACAGGTCTTTCAATAACTTTAGGACAATGGAACGATTTATTCGGCCTGTGTGCTGGCATCCTTACGTGCTCTTACATGGTATGGAAATTAATTAGATTTAAAAATGAAAAAAGATAAAAAGAAATTTAAAACTTGCGAAGGTTGCCCTGCAAATAAGAAAAAAGACTGCATAAAGCATAATAAATGCATGGCAAAACCCGGAGCCCGAAAGATTTACTCCGGCTACTAATACAATCGGTTAATAAAATTCCACACTGGTAGTATTTTACGAGTATGGAAGAAAATACCGAGGTGGTTGAATCCCCTCAAAACGAATCACTTTCGGATGTGGCTACCGACGCTCTCCGAGAAGCTTTATCAACCGAGACTACCGTCGAAAGCGATAGTCCCGAGATCGCAGAATCTCCAGTGCAAAGCGAATCCGAGCCGTTAGGCGAGGTGAGCAGTAGCAGTGAAGAGACTGAGATTGAAGAGACGACAGAAGAATCTGAATCAGAACGTTTGGCAAAACGAAGGGTAAGACCTCGTAGCGAGTTAGACCAACAAGTCATTGATTTATATAGATCTTCAGGATTTCAAGGGAGTTTTCAGGACGCTTCGCAAATAATATTTGGAGCAAATGAAACCCCCCAAACGCAACAAGTTCAGGCTCCTCAGCCGGATTTACCGCAATCAGATCCTTACGAAGATCACATAACAGGACTTAGGGAAAACATCTCAAAATTAGAATCGGAAATAACCGAAGCTACTGAAGAGATGGACACGACGAAAGCAATGGAACTGCAGAGAGATCTTTTCAGAAAGGAACTCGAAGTACAAAAAGTCCAAAGCGAACGCCAAATAGTTGAAGAAAGACATCGGATGTCAGCTCACGAAGCCCAACGGCAGAAAGCGATGAATAGCCGAGAGAAAGCTGTTTCCATGTATCCAGATTTGGATAACAAAGAATCACTTTACCGCAAGGAGTTTGATCATTTTTTGACAAACGCCGAGCAGAATCCCGACTACCAAGCAGTCTTTTCGTCACCTAGATGGGCTGAGATTATGGCAAATGAATTTGCCGTGATGAAAGGTCAAGCTCCCGTGTCGGGTCAGCCAGCACCGTCAGCCACCGCTCCGATCCCTCAACAGCAATTACCGCAGATGGGGAATCAAGCAAAAGTCTTAACGTCAGGACAAACTGCAAACCCAATCAACAAACCTATGTCGGTGGAACAAGTTACCAACAACATGTCCAGCATGTCGAAAGATCAACTCTATCAAGCACTCGGACAGCCTGACGGTAGAAAATTCCTCCGATAATTTTCAAAACTTAAATATTATAGAAAGCTAATAAAATGGCAGTAAAATCATCATCAGCAGCAAGTCAGTCCACGAATGGAAACGTGGACTTGATGAACACAAACACTAATTACTCAGGTGACATCTTTTCGGATAGTAACTTGCGTACAAGACTGTGGTCTGAACTCGTAACCCGTGACGCTAGAGAGCAAAACATTTTCTCTAAGTTCATCGGTTCCGAAGGTTCAGGAGCACCAGTTGTGGAAAAACGCGACCTTTCAGCGGGTGGATCAGACAAAGTGACTTTCACTACCGTCGCTCCAATTCGCGGACAAGGGGTACGCGGGGAAGAAATTCTCAAAAACAACACTGGCAAACTTAAGTTCGGAACTTTCAACATTGAAGTTGATCTGATCCGTCACGCAGTTGCATGGACACAAGTAATCAAGTTAATGCGTTTCACAGGCAAAACTATTGATCAGCTTTCCGCTGAAGTTATGTCAGAGTGGGCAGGGCGTACCGAGCAGGATCATATCCAAATGGTTCTTCGTGACACTTGCCTTAACAACGCAACTTCGAATTGCATTAAAGACTACGGATTACTTGGCTCTAACGGAGTTCTTCAGTACTCCGAAGGTCTTAGTACCGACATCATTCAGGAAGCAAAGCAAGCTTTGATCTCTCAAGGTGGCGAGCCTATGAATGTAGGAGGAGACGACAAGACCGATATCCCGGGATATCTATTCTTCGCACCTGACGCTTGCTTACGCCCTCTCCGTTCAGACCCTGACTACTTGGAAGCAATTCTTCAGGCTGACGAACGCAGTAGCTCAAACAAGTTGTACAGCGGTAACTACGCAATGTGGGACGGCAATGTAATTGCTAATCACAATGTGATTATCGACACAGCGGACGGAAGACAGGGCTCACCTCTCCTCCCAACAGCTATCTTGACAGCTGCAAAGACTCTTGCAGCCGGAGGTGATTTAAACCTCGGAAGTGATTGCTTCGCAAACTTCGTAGGATTCGATGCAAAGATTCCCGGAGGTGGCGGTGCAGTTTACCCAAGTTCTTTCGCAGGAGGTAACATACTTCTCGTAGATCCATCCGGTAAGTTCGCTGTAGCTAGCTACACTGGAAACACTGGTGCAAAACTCACGGGTCTTGCGGATGTGGGTATTAATCAATCTTCCAAGGAGTCAACACTCGTGGGCGATTGGGCAGTCGGAACAATGGTGTATCAAGCTAACAGCGAAGGGACTCCAATCGGATACGCTCTCGCAATGGGTAAGTCTGCATTGTACTATGCGAAAGGAAGTGTATTTAATGAACAAATTTTTCATTATGACGACTTCTCTAACTCAGGAAATGAGTCGCACTTAAGTGCAGTCGGTATCCAGTCCGTTTACGGAATGGCAGCTTATCAGGATACAAACAATCGTATCCCCGGTGTTCAGCTAATTGAGGCCGTCCGTCAGATACCCGGATTCTCATTCTAGACTGAGGCTTGACCTCTTAACCTTAACAAGCCCCTTCCTGAGTATTCGGGGAGGGGCTTTTTATTAACTACTATCATCAAATGAAAATCATAATTATAGGAAAAAGAGACCAGATGGGAACTATCCCAGTAATAAGAGTAAAAGGAATGAGTAGGATTACTTACACTTTTAAATGGGACTCTGCTAGCCGTCACTATTTTTACGAGCCTGAAGACCAAAGAGAAGCCGACGATATATTCAGAACCCAAGGTCGTCTTTATAAGCGTATGTTCTTCTCTGTCCTGTTGGACGAGCCAAAGCCTAAAGCTGTTGAGGCACTTAAGGTAAAGTCCGATGACTCTGTTAAAAAAACAGATAAACCTAAGCCTGTTAAAAGGAATAAGAAAACTAAAAGCCTTGTAAAAATGGATCACGATCCTGAATTACAAACGCTAGTGTCCGATAAGGATACAAAATAATATTATCCCATGGCTGTCAATTTTCTAGATGTTTGTGATCAAGTAGCTAGTATGCTAGGAGCTGATGGCGTTGAAGATCTCCCCGATATAGATAAAAAAAGAGTTAAGATTGTAGTAAACCAAGCGTATCGGGATTGCTATTCTCCTATAGACGGGAAGAGACCGAGGTGGGCATCCCGAAGCCATTCTGTTGTTTTTCAGGAAGATCAGCAAGAGGCAACTCTACCTGAGATAATAGTGGACATAGAGAAATACCCGGAACTAGTAGGTTACGGTCCCATGTCCCCTATGAACTCAAGTACAGATGAGCTTAGGGCTCGCTCCCACCACGGAGGTGACTTCAGAGTTATTGGAGGTTACAGAGGTCGGTTCCCTTCAATCAGTATGGATAAACCTGAAAAAGATAGACCTATATGGTACTATATAGATCAATCTGACCAAGGGGACGATTTACTCGTATATCCTAGGTTGGTATTATATCCAGTACCCGATAAGGAATACACCGTTAAGCTTACAGGTAACATA